GACAGATGAAGACGCAATCGAAATAATGAAACGTTACAAAATTAGGAAATAGAAAATGGCATTACCTACAATCACAGCAGCAGAGATACGATACAGGTTAAGCACTTTGACATCTTTGGATGTAACTGATTTGCAACTTGCTTCAGCTTCTTTTATTCCGGCAACCGATGCAGTATTTAATAAGCTTATCGCATCCACTACAACACTTGACGCTGACCAGACCGCACTAGTTAAAGCTGCAAAGATTGCACATACTTGCTTGGCGGTTGTAAGTTCTGCTCCTGTTCAATTAACCAAGACATCAGTTATTGATCCAAAGTATATTCCGGCTGCTCTTAAACAAGACCTACTTAACAGGTTACAAAAAGAGATGGATGATTTACTTGACAGTGCAGGATATTCTCAATTTACTTTTTATGTAGGCAATGCAAGCGTTGACGATGTAGTCAATGACGGTGATCCATTATTTCATATACATGGACTTGTTTAATGAGTGAGCAGACCAGATATTTATTAGACCTTTACAGGGAAGCAGATGCGTTTGTATTGCGCACGTATTCAGGTACGGTTTGCCCGTGTTGGGCTTGGCATGGAACGGGTTATTCTAAAGATTGGCATAGGACGGGGAATCCAGGTGCAGCAGTTGCGGATTGTGGCGGTACTGGAATTCTGGTTGCTGGCAGAGTTACGACTGATACTAATTTGAAAGCAAGATTAATACCGACAAGTAACGCAGCCACAGCATTACAGGAGAGGGATTTACCAGAAGAGTACAGGACTGCAATAGGCAACATCAAAGAGGAAACACTTTACTTAATCGGAACAATTAATATTGCTCAATCTGAATCAACACAATTGCCAGTGTTTTACAGTTTGCTAAATGTTGTTGAGCATCAATCCGAAATAAGATATGACAGTAAGGTTTACAAGGTAAGAAAAGTAGACCCAATTTACAATGTAGCGGAACAAGCTTTATTGGTGAGACATGAGTAACAAGGTGGGAATGTCATCTAAGGGATGGTCACGAAAGATGAACAGAATGATTCGTGAAGTAAGACCTGAGATATTGAGAGTTGCCAGAGAGTCAAGCGACCTAGTTTTAACTGAGACTGTCAGGAATGTTTCCGGCCCCGGTATAGGAGAAAGGCCAAGCAGTGATAATCCAGCTATCGGGAAAATGCCAGTCCCAATAAGATCAAAGCAATTGAGGCGTTCCATAAAGAGGGTGACAATTTTCCCGTGGTTATTTGCGATACATGCAGATCCGACTATTGCACCACATGCAAAATGGGTTCACAACGGTACAAGGAAAATGAAACCCCGTAGATTCTTATGGGACACAATAAAGAAGAACTATAGGAAAATACATTCAGCCATGAATAAAGATGTATTGAAAAAGATAAGGGCAATAGGCAGAGCGTAATGGCAATCAGAAAAAACAATACAAGCGACATGCAGGCGGTTATCGTTGCTCTCTTAAAATCCTTGCAAAGCTCTCAGCCGTGGGATTCATGGGATGTAGTTTTTGGTTACCCAAATGAAGAAAGAATATTAGCAGCAGATAAAAATATAATATACGTAGAAACGCCAATACAAGAAACTCTTGCTTCAGAGCAATTTGGCGGAGAACCAAGAAACGAATGGTTTTGCACAATAGGGTACTGGAATTCAATTGACGAGGGCGGTCGAGAAGAAGCTGGTACATGGAATGCAAACATGGTTACTTTGATTCAAGGGAAAAGAACCTTGTATGCATATACGTTTGATGTTGAAATAGGCGGTACAACTTTTAGCAGTACTACCCTGGGGGCGCAGGGTGTATATCTTCAGACTATTTCCTCACCAATAGAGATTGACAAAGAAACAGATGAAGACGATTACAGAATGGAAGTTCAAATTAGTATAACAGCATAGGAGTATGATATGGGAGTAGGAGCAAATTTAGGCGCACCCGGAGCAAACGATAAAATTCTTGGTAAGTTTACAAATATGAGATTTTATTTACCAGAAGCGACTGCACCGGAGAACCCCGCAACAGCAACAAGTCTTTACGGAGTACAGGCTTTTGATTTTGGCGATCCTGACATAAAATTCACATCTGAAGTATTTCAGTTTGGTGGCGGTGATGAATTTTACAATATGGAAATCGGCAGATCATGGCCCTTCACCATTGAGTTTTTACAGGGCAAGGCATGGGCTGAGTTAGCAAAGCTTTTAGGGATCACTCTTAGCTTATCAGGAACTACACTTGTACCACTGGTAAAGAAGAATGATTATCCTAACTTTATCCTTGAAGCAGTATGTCGGCAAACAGACAATGATACTCACGTTGGCAGCGTAATTATACCTGACATCATTTTGAGTGACATTACATTTAGTCAGGTTATTGACGATGACACTTTCACGGTAACGGGAATGTTTAAACGAGTTCCCGCATTGCTTATGGCAGGCGCAGAATTAGTCTATGAACAGTTCGTTGGTGATGGCTCAACAACAGATTTCACACTTGCATCAACACCGCTTGAATTGACAACTGCAACAGAGTGGGATGAATACGATCTTGATAATACGTTCTACATTAAAGAGAAAGCATCCGCAGCAAGTACCGGAACAATTAAGAAATCAGGATATAGTATTACTACCACAACTCTGACCGCTGCAACAGCACCCGCAGTCGGAACCGTTGTACAGATACTTTACGCAAAAGCAACAGTATAAAAGAGGGATAAAGATGAGTAGAGAGCCAGAATCTAAAAGCAATATAGTTGAAGTTGCAGCAAACTATGCATTAACGGGACAGCTTTACGAAGGGTTAAAAATTGTATATCCACCAAGTAACCGGAAACCCTTTGCAACTGCCGTGTATAATAAATGCGCAAAACTTATTCCTCAAGATGAATTATTCGTGGCTCAGATTGATAGTAGTGGGGCGGTCGTTATGGCTGCCCCATTATTTAAGAGTGGCGAGTCTGGACAAATGTCTTTAGAAGAAGCTGAGACAATTGTTAAGTGGGGAAAATCGGGAGTCATAAAAGGCTTCTTTGAAATCATTGGTAAAAATGGAGAAGAAAAGAAATGAAGAATTCATTCTTAGACAAAATCAAAGAGAAGCAAAAAGAAAGAAACCTGTATCAGGATTTTGAATTACTAAGCGTACCAGTAAGATTATCAAATGTTGATATGCAAAGTATCATGATTGAGATTAGAGATTTCAAAGTTACACTAACTGAGAAATACGAGAGCGGTGTTTACAAGGGGAAAAAGGTTAACGAAGTTGAGTGGAATAAGTACTTGACTAAGAGACGTGAAGCATTAGAAGCACAACATAGTGATGATTCTGAAAAGATAGAAGAAGCCATGCAGGCAGAGGTTGAGAATAAACCTAAGTCTGAAGCAGAGAGATTAGCAGGGCAAGAGGCCACATCGGACGCAATGTTTTCTATACTTCCTACATTCTTTACTAATCCAGTAACGGGTGAAAGGGTATTGCCAAGAGGCTCAAAAGACCTTGAAGAGTTTACGGCAATTGTCCGTGGTAGCGTTGAAATGATTACAGCAATATCACAAAACTTTGTTGCATTGCAATCCAAGATGGATGAATTGACTGATGAAGTAAAAAACTTGCCAGGGGAGACTGCCTCCCCGATTACGTCCTCAGATTCAAAATAGGTGAACGGTTCGGAGTACTGCCGACATCTAAAGAGGTGGATGCTATAATTGAAGACGATTACATGAAGGCTTTATATATAGGAATGATGTCAACAGTGAAAACGAATGAAGATGTCATACTTGAATTCTTGATGAAGAGATTGCCATATTTATTTGACAGAGTTGGAAACGCTGCTCTAAGGGGTGGCGTAAATGCAAGGACAGACAAGATTAAAAACATGACAAAAGACATGGATGAATTATATAAACCAAAAGAGAAAAAGAAACGTGGACTAATCGGGAGAATGTTCAACTTTCCCGGATCTAACAAGAACGTTCAAATAGTGAATGGGTAACGATGGCTAGTATTGGCGGATTAGGCGGACTTGGAGACATAGTTGCATTTGTAGGCGTGAGTGGCGATGCTCAGTTTATAGGCAAAATGCAAGCAATGGACAGTCAGGCACAGGCTACGTCTAAAAATGTAGACAAGGCCCTGAAGGTGTCTATGGTAGCTGCTGCTGCTGCAATTGGAATCGCAGCGGGTGCAGCAATCAAGTTTGAATCTAGTTTTGCCGGTGTTACAAAAACGGTTGACGGCCTTCGTGATCCTATGGGTAATCTTAACGCTGAAGGTCTTGCGCTTGCCGAAAGCTTTAGAAAACTTTCACTTGAAGTTCCAATATCAGTTAATGAATTAAACAAGATTGGTGAATTAGGCGGTCAGTTGGGAATAGCAAAGTCCGACCTAATCGGGTTTACCGACACCATTGCAAAGCTTGGAGTTACTACAGATTTAACAATTGAAGCAGCAGCGAGTTCTATGGCTAGATTTGTTAACATAACTCAAAAAGTCGCACCCGAAGGAATGACCGCAGCCCAACAGATTGAGCGTTTAGGATCTACGGTTGTTGATCTTGGAAACAACTTCGCAACAACCGAGAGTGCGATACTCGAAATGTCTTCACGTATTGCCGGTGCTGGTTCTCAGGTTGGATTATCACAAAGTGACATCATGGCATTTAGTGCTGCATTGTCATCGGTCGGAGTTGAGGCTCAAGCTGGCGGAACATCTATAAGTAAAGCGTTTATAAAAATTGCTCAGTCGGTTGCTAATGGTGACGATAATTTGGGACTGTTTGCAAAGACCGCAGGGAAAAGCATCCCAGAGTTTTCAAAACTATTTGAAGAAGATGCAGCCGGTGCAATGGTTTCATTCTTTGAAGGACTTGACAATGTATCTGAAAGTGGCGGAAATGTATTTGGCGTATTGGAGCAATTGGGAATTACAGAAACAAGACTGAGGGACGTATTTCTACGTGCATCATCTGCAAGTGGCATATTCACAAGTGCGTTAAAGAAAGGCAAGAAAGCTTTTGAAGATAATAACGCACTAGCGAAAGAAGCAGACCAGAGATTCGGCACTATGGAATCTCAACTTAAACTTGTAGGGAATATCCTCAACGATGCATTTATAGACATTGGTCATAAGTTATTGCCAGTGTTTAAGTCAATAACTACTTTCTTTAAAGAAAATCCACAGGCTATTGCTGACTTTGTTAAAGGACTTGGATCGGTTGTCATCGCAGCCGGATTAGTCTCAGCAGCGATAAAGATTGTGTCGCTACGGTTAGCAACTGGGATGAAAGCCATTAATGCATCTATCGGATTATATGGATCTCTTGTAATTGCGATAATAGCTACTGTAAATGCAGCGGATCAGTGGAAGGATTCAAAGGAGCTTGAGCGCAAGGCAACCGAAGACGCAAATGAAGTAATAAAGCGTGGCACTGAAAACTATATGGATATGATTGACGCTGTTGTGGAACTCGGGAAGCATGGTGATGATTTTATTATATTCAACGGAAAATTAATGAAAGCCAGTGAAGCATCTTATGCGCTTGGCACATCTCTTGAAGCTATGAGTAAATCAGGTTCTACTATGGGTGGAACCGTAGAATTATCATTTAATAAAGTTGATATTGCAGCAGCACAAGCAGCCAAGGCAACGGCAATCGCAGCAGCAAAGGCAGCAGAGCAAGCAAAAAAAACTGGCGAGTTAACTATCGTAACAGAAGAATTAAAAAAGCGTACTATCGAAACAGTTGATTCAATAAATAAAGAAATAGCTGCACTAGAAAAGGACTTAAAAACAAAGGGCATAACCGCAGGGGCAACAAGAGACCTTACCAATGAAATTAAAGACCTTGAAGATAGGCTGAAACCAACGATAACCGCAGAGCAATTAATGACGGCTGCGCTTTCTTTTAATGCCGGTATAATGGAAAACGTAAGCAAAGCAACTGATAAGGCTATAGGAAAAACAAAGACATACGAGGAGCAATTAAAAGATACTAAAGAAGCCCAAAAGAAAATGAACGATCAGGCCATGAAAGCCGTTGGTGCATTCGGTGCAATGTATGATGCAATCGGAGGTGGCGATAGTGTTATAGATGGGTTTGTGACATCGTTTGAACAATTTGCATCAGGTAATTTTATCGGTGGGACTATATCGGCGTTAGGTGCATTGTGGGAAGCAATGGCTCCACCTGAAATGATAACAAGAACACAAGCATTTAGCGATGCCAGTATAAAAACTGAGGATTCAGTAAAGAAAGAAATAGCGGCACTGTCTGATCTTGCGGCTAATTATGAATTAACTGATTTTGAATTAGAGCAAGTATTGGAAAAGATTAGATCGCTTAATGACCAGCTAGGAAAGACAACTTATGTCAAGACTATTGAAGACTTACAAATATGGAGTGCTGCCGTTAGGGGTGTTGGCGAGGCCTATGCTGAATTGTATTTCCAATCAAGGCAGGTAGCAGACAATCTCGCACATCCATCTCAGGCCACTAATGATGCGTTTTGGGAAATGCATACAGCAGGATTGTCAGTTGTTGAAAAGTTGGAAAAAATAAAAGAGTTAATGGCTAATCCAGATGCGAGCACCGAGTGGCTTGAATTCTTGACAGCAAAGTCAGACGAATTAACGGCCTCACTACAAGCGGCTGAAGACGCAATATTGGACGCAATGGGAGAAGCGGTACAATCTGCAATTATTGCCACGGCTGCTGAAATTGCCGCACTTGAAGGTCAAATAGCTGTCTGGGAACAACAAATGAAGGACATTGATCTTGAGACAGAAAAAAACATTGCACCATTAAACGATGAACTGGACAGACTTAGTACACTTATTGCTGATCTCCAAGAACAAAAGATAAACATTCAAATACAAGCTGATACAGATATTGCAGAGCAACAGGCTATTATTACAGCATACACAACCTTCATTGAAAAAATGAAATCAGCCGACAATATAAACCTTGACAACTTGCATGATGAATTAGAGGAAACGCTTGGACTTACCAAAGCTATAACAATAAGTTTTGGTGAAATGAACGCTGCTATGCTGCAAGATTATACACAATTTGAAAAAGACATGCAAGCTGTCAATGATGCCATAGATGATTTGACATTCTTTGAAATAGATTTTGACACAACAACCGCAGATGAACAAATAAACTCTGCCATCATTAGAATGCAGGATTATCTAGCAACACTAACACCCGGATCACCAGCATATGACGCTGCAAAGAAAGCCCTTGACGCAATGTCTGAAAAGTTTACAGATATGGGCGGTGAGATTGACAGAGACAAGGCTTATGAATTCGACATATCAGAGGCCGAGAGAAAAGCCGCAGAGGCAGAAGCGGCAATTGGTGACATATCAACAAAGGCCACTGAAGACAAAGGAATGATTGATCTTGACATTTCACAATTACACCTGAAGATTTTCCAAGCGATGCAAGCAGTCAAGGGATGGAAAACTTTTGCAGAGGGCGAGAAGGCATCTATTCAAATAAAGATTGACGATGCAAAGTTGGAGATTGATGAGTTATTAACATACATGAATAAATTAACGGACACCACAGTAACAATAAAGGTGAGGTATGAGTTATTAAATAGCCCACCAGACGGATTAACAAGTCTATCGGGTAGTGGCGTTGCGGATATCCTAGCATCGCCAGAGGTCAATACTACTGTAAACGTTCCTGCACCCGTTATCCAATTAAGCAACATTAACCCGCTTGCAGAGGTTGCGCATGTTGATAACGTTGTAGATCCAAGACAGCTTGAAACATCACGATTCACTATAAAGAGAGGAAGCTTTTAATGGCAACAGCTTTAAGAATTGTACCATACACGACCGCTTGGAATGTTGGTGACGGTGAATATGAATCCACCGCTGCAACTCCTATTGATTTTGAAGTTGAAGAAGTTGTTGGAGATAGTATAAAGTTTTTACAGAAAACGGTTATGACTCAGCTTTCACAGAAACAACCTTCGTTTTATTATGATACCGATGTGCTAGGAGCAAGCCCAACATTGGGGCAGATTTTAAAACTTAGCCTATTGGAATATTACGGGACAACACATGCTAAAATAGTTAGCCTATTCAATAGTAACTACACGATATTTGACATCTACTTGAATTACATTGAAGACATTAACACAAAGACACAATTTGTATTAAGCCTAAACAGAAAAAAGGTATACAGTTTCGGAGCGTCCGCTGCATTTATCTCACACGCACTCACATTCTACAGGTCTGAATAATGGCATTTACCGCACAAATGAAAAAGGCTTTAAAGTATCAATCGGGGATGAACGTTCAAGTTGAAGTTGTCGTAGATCCAGATGGTGACGCTTACAAGCTTGACGGCTTTCATGATATTAAAATGATTAACCCGATTAATCAGGAATTAATAGTTGATCCGGTTGGTATGGAGCAGATAGTTCTTTACGATTTACAGATAGAATTTAACGATCCTAATGAATTCTTTTGTCCATCGGCAGGATTGCAGGTTGGGTATACACCTTTCCGTTCTGAAATGGCATACCTTAAAACCACATCAACAGCAAATACGGTTACGGTTGATGAGCCTAGTTTCTATCCGTTTAAGGCTAACGACTTAGTTGATGTAACCGATGGAAATAACAAGGAAACATCTTTAGTCGGTAGTGTGGATAACACGGGTGCAAATCAGATAGTCAACCTTGACACTGCATTGGCAAATACATACGCAGCAGGAAGCGTTGTAACGAATGATCCCATATACGGAAAGCAGGTAACAGTTCAAGTTAGAGCAAGTGGTTTAGGATTGACTGAAACACAGACCATATTCAGGGGCGTTATTAGAAAGCCATTTACATGGATGAATGGCTCTGCAATTATATACGTTGACAATATACTTGCAGAGATCTTAAATGAAAACTTGTCATATCAGATAGAAGATTACAACCCTACTCCGTGGCAAAAGATGGACAATGACGGAACGCTAATCAATGGTTTTGAATGGACAACACAAACAGGTAGCGGTTCATTTGCCGGTGGTCTGGTTGTTTATGCAGGCGCAAAGATTGGCGGTTGGGTTTTAACGTTTACAAGTCCAACAGCTTATAACATTACTGGACCGGGTTTCAATGGCGCAACTGGTAGTACTGCATCGGATTATACGAACGCTCAAATACAAATACTATCAGCTCAATGGTCCGGCACTCCTGCAATAGGTGACGTTTTTGAATTCTCAATACGTGTAAATTATACCGGACTAGTTCCATCGGTAGTTTTATTTAGAACGCTTTTTACTCACCTTGGAAATAGTGTAGATTTAATAGATAGTAGCGGCACATTCTCAGATGCATTCTTGGCAACGTTTACCACTGATTTAATGTCAATATCATTTGAGGAAACTATAACGGTAGGCGAGGCATTGCTTGTTATTGCCGCACATTTACCTGGATCTTTATTTCAGAATACACAGGGTGAATTAGCGGTTGACTTGCTTAAATCAGACTTCACATATAATGAGCCTAGTTCATCATTGACAGGGCCGAACGTTAGAGCAAGAGACGTTACGATAGGCCAAACAATTTTCTACAATGAATTTATTATAAATTATGGTTACGATTACGATTTAGGTGATAACCAATTTCAATACACTTATCCCGAAGCTGATAATGAAAACCCATCCTTGAAAGTGTATGGTGCAAAACGATCTGTATTGATTGACGTTCCTGGAATTTACACAGAGGCAAGGGCAAAGCGGATTGCGAAACGCCATTATTTATTCTGGGCTTTCGGTCGTAAAACGTATACAACCGAGGGGGATGCAAGGGAAGTTGATCTGTCTCTTATCAATTCAGTGTACACCATGACAGGGTTCGATTTTGGAACTACTACATTCGCAGAGAAAGTAATGGGATTAGTTCGTACTATTTCGTCAAGCGGAATTACGGTAAAAATTACAACCATCAAACAGGATACTTCAGATCCGCAGGGAGCGTGGTCATGAGAGACAAGACAGTATTGATTTTTAATTTAGACGGAACTGAAGTAGGGTTTTACGAAGAAGAAGTAAGCCAAGTTGAATTGTTTACGGAACAGAGGGAACAGTTTTTCCTTGAATATGAAGGCGCACATTTTATCCGTAAATCGTTTGGTGTTTCTACAAGTAGATTTGTTGTTAAGTTTAACAACCTATACACGGATACACTAACAAGGATTCAGCAACTTTACGATCATAAAGATTTTGATTTTGGTGGCGGCAGTAATTCACAAGCTGAATCAATGCAGATGTTTTACGAATACGGATTCAATACAGCAACAAACAAATGGGTACAAATGAAGCGTGATGATATGATGTGGTTTTACGAGATGGGCAGAAAAGCGGCAGGTCAAGTTATCACAATTAATTTTATAGAAGTCAAGCCAAGTAACGTTGTGGCGGTTTATGATTTACTGGACGATGTAATAACAATTTAAAGGATTGAATTATGGCATGGGGACAAAAATGGCCTAGGCCGGTTGTAACTGATGATACGACCGGATCAGATGACACGACAGCGCACACAGTTAAATTGCAACCGATAAACGCAGCATATCCAACAAGCTCAATCGCAATGGCTCAGTGTACGGTTGAAACTCAGATATGGAAACTTGCATCAGATTTATTGGCAGATGATATGCATTACGATCTGTATATAAACGGTTCAAAGATCAGACGCTATCTTGCACCAAACGCAATAGCAAATTTAGGATAGGAGTATTAAGATGAAAAAGTTTATAGTACTTACAATTGTACTGACATGCGCAAACTTATTTGCACAAGGGAATTTTAAACCTATACGGGTCAGACCGTCTTCAATAGTCGAAACTGTTGAGGCATCAATCACAACCGATTCCTGCACGTTCTGGATCTCAACATTGGGAACTGATACGTCAGCCACATTTGACGCTTGGCCTTTCAACATGAGTAACAACTTTTGGTGTGGCGATACTTCAGGAGATGATTCAGTTGACATTGATATTGAATATTGGTCATGTACAAGGGCAGACGATACCTTTCAAGACATGTTTGATAGTTGGGTGCTTGTCGAGTCGTGGACTATTACAGCGGATTCCGTAGTATCAAAACAGGCGATCACAGATAACACAATTCCACTTGATGAAAATGGAAGGTACGTTGTCAAGGGTGGTGCTGATAATAAAGTGAAGGGTTCAATAGCTGTGAGAATTAAACATCAAAACGCTACTGAAAATTACAACACCGCTGCAATCAAAAGGAGATAACGTGAAAAATAAAACATTACTTCTAGCGTTACTTGTTCCGGCTTTACTTTTCGGACAATCAAAATGGACTAAGAATTTTAACAGTCTGGGTCATGCTTATGTAAATTCTGCAATTGAAAACGCATCAACGTCAGCAGATATTTCCACCGTTGATTCCGCAGCCGTCAAATTCTGGATGGTTACCGGTGGTGATGAGTGGAATATATCAATGTATAATGCGCTTGGAGTTTTGACGTTTAATGTTGATTCAGTTGGCACTGGTTATTTTTTAACCTCAGTCTTAACCGACAAAGTACAAGCCAATACTTCAGCAGGGTTAAGCTTATTTGAAGATGGTGGAACGGGGCTGTTTGTAGAAAATGGCGGGCAGGTTGGGATTAATGATATTACACCAACTTATGGATTAGATGTTAATGGTACATTTAGAGTAACGGGTAATGGAGTATTCGACGCAATGGCCGGAGTTGGGCTTGTTACTCCTGTTTTAAATTTACACGTGAGGGGAGATGTTGGCCTCCCCGCTAGTTCAGGAACAGCTCCAACAGGTGTAATGCGCCTCGGCTCTGCTGCCGGTGTCGGTGTTATAGATTTTGGCGGTGATTTTGCATCTACGGGCAAGGGCTGGATTCAGGTATATAACAAAACAAACTTAGCAACAAACTACGCACTATTATTGAACCCT